TATCCTGAGGTTGTTTTTATGTATCCTGGCTGTTTTTATGTTCCAAGTATATAGAAATACTAATTGTATATAGAGTTTCTTTTCGTATCTTTGGATATACCTTTTTAAAGGTATATTTGAGTCACCTACTTCTATTTTTAAGAGTAGAAATAGAAAGAAAAATAATTGTATATAGAGTTTCTATTCGTATCTTTGGATATACCTTTTTAAAGGTATATTTGAGTGTCCATGATTCATTTTTAAGAGTGGATTAAGAAAGAATAATATAGATAATAAAACATAACTTGTATAACATTTTGAGTTTGAAAATGAACGATAATAACATATACATTAGTATTAGAATAATATGTTATTATTTATTTTTTTATGTAGGTTCCCACCACCATGGAACTACTTGTACCCATTTGTTGAGCGGTGTTATCCATTTAAAATTGATTTAGAAAGACCGTCTCATAGTATGTTATAATATGCCGAGACTTGCTATAGATTATTCAAAGACAATAATGTATAGGATTGTGTGTCGAGACCCGACCATAACCGATTGCTATATCGGGTCAACAACCGATTTTACGAAACGAAAAAGTAGCCATAAATCGGCTTGTAATAATTCAAAAGATGAAAACCATCATTATTATCTTTATCAATTTATCAGAGACCATGGGGGGTGGGAAAATTGGGATGTGTTAGAGATAGAAATGTATCGAGCAGTAGATAAACCCGACCAAGCAAGGCGTGAAAGGTGTTGGCTTGAAACGTATGGGGCAACTCTAAATAAGGCAATACCATCACGAACTGAAAAAGAATATCGTGAGGAGAATAGAGAACAAATTCGCGAAAGAAATAAAGTATATCGTGAGGAGAATAGAGAACAAATTAGAGAAAATGATAGAGAAAAATCAACTTGTAATATTTGTAATATAATATATAGTAAAAGTAATTTATCACAACATAAAAAATCAAAAAAACATCAACTATTCCTTCTTGATGTAGGTACCGATAACCTGTTGGCTTGAGGTTCCCATAGCCTCTGCGGTTTTAGACATCTGCTTACCCTTTTCTATCTCGTCACCGAATTTATCAGTTAAATATACATGTCGCAAGATATTTACACTACAATTTTTTGAAAATATCTTATTCAGTCTTTGGTTCAATTTCACACTCGTCAATTTTCCACAATTCGTATCGAATAATAAATAATCATTTTCATTATTTTTTATCCACTTTTTTAAAATACTTAATAATTCTTTGGGACAATTGACACGTTGTTCATTGTAGAACCGTGCCGTTTTGTATTTGTTAAATACTAAATCGTTTTTATCTAGGTAGTTATCGTCGTCTTTATTGATATTTTTTATTTTAAATTCGGTGTAATCAAGCGACCGCCGCGGGGCAATGAACAGTCCACCGAGTAGACTCAATATAATATAATTTTGAATCGTTTGAAGGTCGTTCATATTTAATCCGTTTTTCTTATAGCACGCCATCGCATCTTGCTTGTGCTCATTATAGAGATTCATAATATCGTCTTTGCTGACCCAGTTTTCTTTTTGGCTTTCGGATTTCTCTTGGTCTTTCATACCATCGGTATAATCTTTTATATCTTGAAGCATCTCCTTACGATACTCAGGTTGACCGGATATAACCACTAAAGCCGATAAAATCGTTTTGCGTTTGTTTGGAGGAAGGTCCTCTAAATGGTTAAGTATCTTTTCTGTCTCATCGAAATCTTTTTTTTCAATACCTTCACCACCGAATACTTGTCGATGTAGAGACCGCAAGATGGAACAGTATGTCGTGAGAGAACCATCGCTCAAGGTTGGTCGTAGTTTCTTTAGTTCAGCGCGCAAATCCATTTATATATTAAAAGAAAATATATTTTTTAATATTTATAATTTAAATCTCCTAATATAACTGCGAATATTTTTGTTGATATCAGTCGATGGACCCCATAAAATTCTCGAAGACAAGGCTCCAGCCGATGTAGAGTCATCCCAGTCCTCATTTACTTTGTGCCGGGCAATATAGTTCTTTCGCATTTCTTTATCCCCGTGGTCGATGTATGTCATTCCACCCTCGAGTCCAAAATAAGTGTAATCACCGTCTTCAAATAGTGCGACTAATCGTTTACCTCTTTTATCAGATTCGTAGATTTCCATATACTATATGGGTTTAAAAAAAAAATGATTTGGATTTTCAAATACTTATTCGTATTACCTTTAAACAATCAAGCATATAAAATGTCAGGAACAGAACAAGAAGAACAAAATAAAATAATTGCTGGCTACCATATAACCAAATTAGGGGTTAATTTAGAACTGAAACAGTTAAATCGGATCGCAGAAGCAATAAACATCAAATTAGGGGTTAATTTAGAACTGAAACAGTTAAATCGGATCGCAAAAGCAATAATTAACCCAAAATTTCCTCTCCCTTACAACGGAGAACTGAATACGGAATTATGCTACGGAATAGCGTTGAATGATGCGTTATTTACACAGTGTCAGGAGTTACCAACGGTGGGTGTGTATTGTCCGAAATGTGCGAAGCAATGTACTAAAACTGACCACGGAAAACCAACGTATGGTACGATTCAAGATAGACAAAAGGTTGGAATTATGGACTATGTTGACCCTAAAAACAGAACTCCTGTTGAATATGTAAAGGTAATGAATAAATATAAGGTAAGTCGTCAAGAGGTTGAAGAAGAAGCCTCAAGATTTGGTATGATAATTAACCCCGTTCATTTCGAAATGCCAGTAAAAAAGTTAGCTAGATAGTAGATAGATAATTGTAAACTAACTAATCAACTTTTTTATTTCGGGATTAGTTATTGAAAAAAAAATGATTTGGATTTTCAAATACTTATTCGTATTACCTTTAACCAATCAAGTATGACAAAATATAGAATAATGAACCCCACCCGAACTTTAGAAGATTATAAAAGAGAACAGGAAGAAAAAAACAACAAAATTGTTAACGACATGGCAAACAAATTAATGATAAATATACAACTGCGAATGTTAAATGTGGATAAGTTGAGTGACGACCTACAATATAAAATGGAAAGCACGGTAAATGAAATGATAATAAATTTAATAGATTATGATATGGATGTAGTAGATGATGACGATGAAAACAAAATAGATTACAAAAGCAAGAGTTCAATCATTTATCAGTTTAATAATGTGTATTCGGATAATTCGGAGCTTATCGGACATTATATCGAGACGTTGTTTAATCCAGTTGTAGATCAAGTTGAATTAGTTAAATATGCTAAATCGTATATGATAGAGGTAGTAGGTATGCCGTTGGAATGTTATGATGAGTCGTGTAATCTAAATTTTTATAAAAATGAAGAAGACAGAGTTTATCATCGGGTCCTAGTTGGAATCCAGACATTCATTAAAATGAATGAGCCATTCATAATAGATAGTTTTCACGCAGCATTAAATGATAATAATGTAATCTTAAAATAATCAACTTTTTTATTTCGGGATTAGTTATTGAAAAAAAAATGATTTGAATTTCCAAGACAAGGTAGGAGTATTAACCAAACAACTAACCAAATAAAATGAACTGCTACTGCCGATCCGATTTCGATTTAAGAGTCATCTGTCAACCACTAGATGATTATCGTAAGTTAAAAAAATACTCAAATGGATTAAAGTATGATTTTAGAAAATGTCCCCAACGATTTAATTATGCGATGGAGTTTGTATTGAACCATTGTGAATATGTTAGATTGATTGAGAACGCTCACACTAAAACAGGTAAGAAGACCGTAAACCGCAGGGTTATAGTAGCAAGAAAAATATTGATACAGAAATACCGACTTCCAAAGTTAGAAGCCGAACGGGCAATAATGAACTATCGATATGAACTCGATAATATTATAGATGGTCCCGAGGGTTATGATGAGGACGGCGGACCTGATTATGGGTGTGATTACGACGACGACGACGAAGCTCTTGACGCAGCAATAGATTCTGTTCGAATAGGATAAGACCCCAAAAGATGTAAACGATTAAATAAAAGTTAAGATAGCCATTAAAAACGAATTAAAAAATATCAAATAATCTGTAAATTAATCAAATCCTTTCTTTTTTTTGTTAATTTTTACAGCATATAAGTAATAAAAATATTTTTATATAGATAAGGATAAGCAATTTATGTTAATTTTTATATATTAACATAAATTTTCATTTAATCGTTGTGTTTTAATTCGTTTTTAATCCAACGCTTTAAAATTTATTTCTTTTTCATACCGCGTAACTTTGCCATCCACTCTTTCATTTCGGGTGAGCCTTTAGGTGGTCGCTTCCCCAGTCCCATTCCACCCATAGGTCTTGGTGCTACTATTCCATTATCAATTACCTTTGGTTGAGGAGGCATTCGTCCACCTTCCATAAATCGTTTTGGAGTATAGGTTGCTGAACTACTACCCATTCTTCCTCCAGACATTTCTTCTTCAGGTTTTCCTTGCTTTAATGATTTGATGTTTTTATTAACTGTCTTTGGAACTGATTTTGCTGCGTTATAAATGTCTCTAACACTTATTTTTTTATCGATGAAAAGCTTGCCTCCACACATCTCACACTTGCCACAGCATTCATCTTCGCTATCGCTATCCATCCCTTGACCGGTTTGGGCGTATAATCCACTTCCATATAACCCAGAACCTGAACTGCCTTGAACTCCTTCTCTTTTTGCGATTTCGTTCGCCGCTAAACTAGTTAAATAGGATGCTCCAACTGATGATGCTATACCTAACGCAGGACCACCAGCCATCGTTCCTAATACTCCCGCAATTGTTGCTGCGGTTGCTGGAACACCCTTCTTCAATAAAATTTCGGCAACATCAAGTCCAACCTTTTTTAATTCGGCACGTGCGGCAGTAGGTACATTTTTCATCATGTCTAATGCGTCATCTACGGCTTTGACCGTGTTATCAACCTTACGAACGACATTTCCAACCCTATCACCTACTCTATCAATTTGGCGACCAATCTTTTTAAAGGTACGACCAATCCCTCTACCTGCCTGTAGTGGTTCGGGTAATTCGCTACTCATATCTCCTAATTGTAGTCTGTGCTGTAATTCTTTCTGTGGGAGCATGTACTGAAAATCCATTATAATATTGGGTGAGATATTATTTTCTTCATAATTTTCGTTAATTGCTCCACCACGAAATAACGCATTAAACGACGCCCCGACATCCGTCAACTTTTTAGATACCTTGGCGAGTATCGGTGACTCCTCAAATAACACTTGCGTATCTTGCTTCACAAATTTCGTATTTTCATCATTACTCAATCCATTTGCCTCCAACACATTCATAATGAAATCCTGGCAATTGTTCTTGTAACCATCGTAGTCAAGGAACTTGGTCTTACCCATTCTATCTTTGGTATTATTAATCAACGCCTCAACGGTTAATCCTGCGGGAACACTCACACTCACCTCTTCCAATCCCTTTGGAGATGATATTTGGTAAGATACATTCACCCGCTCGATTTTTTCTAAAACAAAAGAGGTTCTATCTGTCTTTACAACAATACCCAAATGAAACAGCTTGTCATAGGGTTGGTTTTTTAATTTTTGATTAAATACACCACCTGATACTACATTCATAGCACCCGTGATTAAATCGCTTACTGGATTGCGTCTCAAGGTTAAACTGGTGATTGTTTCTGTGCCATGATCCGCTAATACACGCTTAACCGATGGAGGCATCCACTTATCTGGGTCGATTACCTTTTCCGCAAACTTACTGACTTTTTTCACTCCTTTAACGACTGTTTTAATTGCTCCCTTAACTCCTTGTTTAATATCACTCATCACACCTTCTCCAGTCTGTGTTTCTATTGGTTCTGCCATCTGTGGTTTGACTTGAGTACCAACCTCGTTCGGGTTAAACTTTCCTTTCTTGATAGCCTTCTGCTTGAGACGCTCCTTCGTAAGTGCTGCGTATAATTTCTTACTGGCTTGTCTTTTCTGTTCTGCTTGAGCTTCCTTTGCTTCTTCTACCGTCGCGTATTTTTGTTTACGCCCACGCTTCTTTTGTTCTCTTGGGGCTGGGGAGGGTTCGGGTTCGGGTATTGGCTCCTCGTATTGCGGAGATGGTTCTGCTACTGCTTTGACTTTCTTCTTGCCTGTCTTCGGTCTCTTATTTAATTCGTATTCTTTCAGGGGTTCCTCGTTCTTTAATTCCGCAAAATACTCTTTGAGTTTCGCTTGGTCCTTCTTGGAGAACTCGCTCAACTTTGGTGGTGGACTGATAATATCCTCACCCTCTTTATTTAATAACTCTATTTCGTCTCGATTAACTCTCTTGATTTCGATTGATTTTTGGGCTTTCCTTGTTGCGAGGTTGCGTGTCGATGTTGTTGGAACAAACAAACGGAATTTACGTGTACCTTCTTTTTGCTTTTTGCTAAAGACCTGCTGGATAAAATACTTTGGAATATATAATTCAGTTTGATTGAGTATTGGTAGTAAAACAAGTGTTGATTTATCGTTTGGATTGAATGTGTCTGTTGCTAGACCTTCACCTTCTTGTTTATCGTCCATTTATATATATTGTGAAAATAATTTATTTGCTATCACTATCAATTGAATTCACATTGGCAATACCAGTCGCTACTGATTGGTCCTCGTCCGGTAATGGAACCCATTTAAATCCAACTGATTCGGGTGTGTCAATCCTTGTATCGTGCGGGCTTTTAAAGAATTGTTTTAAAATAACCTCGTTTTTTTTCCAGTCAGTCGATTTATTCAAATCCTCGAATAATGACGTAAAATGAGTACAGTCGTAATATAAATCTTTTGTTCTACCTTCCCAAGCATTTATAAAATGAAGAAATGCTAAACAGTACCACCCACAAGCTGAATTCATCAAACTTTGAATATCGATGACATTATATGGCATCTTTTTTACCCCGCAAAAATCTAACACTTCCTGAGGAGGAGCCACACCATATGAGTCTAAATAAACCGACTGATCGCTTCCTTTAGGATATTTATTGTATTGAAAACACGTATAATGAGAACCTTCGTTCCGGTTCCCTTCTTCATCAAATTCGTCTTCTAAATTAATTATATAAGAGCGGTTGGGTTTCATTTTCAATTCTTTCAATTGAGATTTGAAGAAGACTCCTTCTAATGGGATTTTCATACGTTTCGCTAAACTTTCGATTTGGGTATTTGTCAACATTATATATATTGATATATAATATTTATTTTTAAACTGACGCAATTGAAAGACGGTTATTATGGTCCGATGCCATATCACTTTTCACCTCATCCACCACGTCACGGTCAATCTCCATTACACCACAGCACAACTTTACATGCGAGCATTTAGACTTGTAAAGATATAAAAACAGACTGGCTGATGCTGGCACAAGAATAATCGATAGAAAGGTATACAGCTCATTCATTTATATATCTAAATATAAAATACCTACGCAATTCTCGTTAAACTTTAATTCATTCGTATTACACGACTAACTTAATCTAGTGATTGCGACCTCTCCTGTAAATGAATAAGTCCCTGTTGGAAATACTCTAAAAGCATTTAAATACAATACTCCAGCGGTTGATTGTTGATAAGTAAATGAACTCGTAATAAGTTGAATATCATTATTTCCATAAACTTCTGCTACGTGGGAACGAACTATAGAACCTGTAAATGGAACTGCGGTTGTATTGTTTCCATCTAATGTAGTAGATACGTATGATTGTGCTTGAGTAATAGTTCCTGCTCCTGCTGCTCCCACCACATTTTGAACGGACCAATCAATTCTCCATACACCAATTGGAATACTTGCGGTAGTTAATATAGATTTTGTAACCCCAGTTGTTAATGTTGTTCCAGTCCCAGTTGCTTTTAAATAATAACCTATACTTTGACTTGACGCAAAAGGAAATGAATATGAACTCGCATTCATATTTAATCTACTTGTAAAGGTAGTATCCAAATCAAAAGTAGTTACTCCTTTTACATTAATTAATGTAGTAGTTGCTTGACCTATATTTAATGTTCCAGTTAATGATGTATATAAACTTTTTGTTCCTGTGTTAAGAACACCATTTATAGAATTAGTATTAATGTTGTTTGATGCTGTCAATAAATTACTGAAAGTTGTTTGTCCTTGTATCGTGTTTGTAGATGTAGTGCCTCCAATTGTCAAGGTAGCAGGTGATACCAAATTCGTAAATAAAGTATGTGCGGCAGTATTATTACTAGATGTTATTTGTCTTGTAGATAAAAGTAACCCATCAGGTATATTAACTTGTGTATATCCTACTTGGAATGAGACCCTATCAAGACCTGCGTTATTATACGCCGTGAAATTATGAAAAGAATTGGACGTTGCTCCAGCAAAAGAAGTATAGTTCGCAGATGATGTCGTGTGATTTATTGTTAAATTGTTTGTAAAAGGACTATTTTTATCAAAACAAACTATATCCGCTTTTGCGTTTATATTTTGATTAAATGTGGTTACGCCATTTAAAACATTTTGAGATGCGACATTTCCTATCGTTAAGACACCACCTGCTATCATATTATCAAATAAAGTATGCGTGGGTGACGATGTATTAGTGCTTTTTATTAGTCTTGTATTAAATTGTTGTCCGTCTAAAATTGTTGCTCCTAAATTAAATGTATTGCTATTTGTAAATATATTTGCTGTGGATAACCTTGGATAAATTAAATTACTTTGGTCCCTATCCCAAGTTGAAGAACTACTTAGTTCTATCCAATATGTATTTGAACCTGATACTCCTGCCATTAAAGTTGTCATCATTTTATTTACTGATAGTAGTGTTGAATTTGATGTTCCCCCTCCACCAAGGTCATTTAAAGCAAAAATAAAGATGGGTGAATTTATAATAACATTTAAATTCATTCCTTGTTTCACTTTTACTAAATTAATAATTATTCCTGCGTCATTAATAGTTATTGCTGGTAAATTAATTGTTATTGATGTTACCGCAGGAGTTAATGTTCTAATTGTATAAGTTTGTGATAAAGGAATAGTTAATGTATATGTAGTATCAGTTGAAAAATCAAGCATCTCACATAACTTATACCGATTTTTTATCAATACACTTGAATTAAAATTTGAACTACCATTTGCTACAAGTTGTCCGTTAAATGTCGTTAATGGGGCGGTTGATGTATCCGTCTTTGTTTTGCTTAAATATAGTAAATCTGCCTCTTCCTGTGAAAGCGTTTCCTCTGGTTGATTAAATAAAGAAGTATTGAACTGTGTTATATTTTCGGTTGGGGGATTGTATGACGCCATTATATATTAGCAAAGATATAAAAAAAATGAGTTTAAACTCAATAAAAAAATATATCTATAGTATAATATGAGTATTATTAATTTTTATGAATCGATGCCAACAAAGTATAAAGACATTCCTCTTCCAAATCCGAATAAAGAACTCCATGGATTCGACATTCCATTCAGAATGGTGGTAGCAAGTCCTTCCGGTGGGGGCAAAACGTTGTTCATTACAAATTTGATTAATCTTTTTAGCCAAGGAAGGGGTACGTTCTCTTCATGTACGATAATTACAAAAAATAAAGATGAACCCTTATACCGATTTTTAGAAAGTAAAAGCGAACAAATACGAATATTAGAAGGATTGAATAACCTCCCTAATTTAGACACGTTTGACCGAGAAACGGCAAGTTTAGTAATTATTGATGATTCGCAGAACGACAAGAACCAAGAAAAAATTATGAATTTTTACATCAGAGGACGAAAGCTTAATGTGTCAATAGCCTATCTTTGTCAAAATTTCTATGTATGTCCTAAAGTGATACGAAGTAATTGTAATTATCTTGTTATTTTACGACTTTCTGGTGACAGAGAGCTTAAAATGATATTAAAAGAAGTTTCTCTTGGAGTCGATAAAGAAACCTTATTAAATATGTATAAATATGCAACAAATGAGAAATTTCACCCCTTGGTGGTTAATATAGAGTCATTTGATGATACCAAAAAATATAGGAGAGGTTTTGTAGATTGGCTTGATCCAAAAGATTTTTAAAAAAAAATGATGTTAGAAGATAAATAATAAATACTTTTTTATTCGAGTTGCGTAGTTGAACCTAATATATATTATAATGTAGTAATATATATTATGAAACTTGATAGAACCTCTACAATCGAACTATTGCGACAACGAATCGTAGATTTAGCAATTGAAAACTGCTCGCCACAATTCGAAAATTACAGCAATTTAGAACTGGTAAAAGCCTGCTCGTTATACCGTATCAGCCCGTATTATTTCGTTTGAGCTTTGAGTTCGTGGTATCGTTCACGATTGCGATTCCTCACCCTTGTAGCATCTGCTTCACGAACCAGCCGTTTTTTCTCCTGCATCATACCACAGTAGAGTGATTGGTTGAGGGTTTGATGGATCGACCACTCGGAGAATTCTTTCGGTAATGGTTGATTCATTCTATATTATTATTTGGGTTCTATTTTTAAGTAGTTTTTCAAAGATTAAAAAAAGGATTAGTTAGTTAGTTAATAAATAATTTAGCTCTACATAGTGGGCAAATCTTGTGTCCGCAATCTTCGTCGTCGCAGCAGTCTTGTCCGTCGCATTCCCCGCACACAAACAACTTTATTTTATCGGCACAAGGAATACAAACATAATGTTTACATTCGGTCTTTGTCGTCGTGTTCTCTAGGCAGACACAACACTCACCATATTTTTCTTTTAATTTCAATTTTGGCTTATTGAGATTAACAATATATTCCTTTTCTACAATACATTTACGCTCTTCGTCTCCCTTTGTTCCCAATACAAACTTACCAGCAAATTTATCAAATTCGACAGCATCTAGTAGTGTTTCCATATTGGTTAATGACTGCCGATCAAATTTACGACATTGTACGTTTTTACCTTTTACTAATTGAAACATACCCAAACACTTATGGTTGTATTCATTATTTGTGATTTCACTACTTCGGAAAATCATATCATTATTCGTAATCTCAATACTTACATTTACTCCCTCGATATAGTCGACCGGGAGAATATATCTTTTATCATTGGTAGTCTCAATATCGTTTTGAATTACGGCTAGCATCTTTATTATAGGTGTGATGATTCGACTGCTAGAAATCCAAATCATTTTTTTTTCAATTAAGTATTTCAATATTAATGTTATTATAAAATAAGATTAATTACATTTACACTATCTATCACCACATTACTATTTATCTATTCCCATTCGTCAAACCCACTCAAATCACCGGTTGTTTGGTTCGACATTACATACCATAAGTTCATTTTAAAATCAAAACGACCTCCCAATTTTTTAAATTCCTCTTTTCGTTTAAACGACACATCGTAATATATTTTTTCAGGTTCATAATCATACTTTTCTAAATACGGAAACTTGTCTATCAACTCTTGTGTCGCCATCCAGCACTTCTCTTCAGCATTCCATCTACACCCCGAATGTTTTACACGGTTC